CTGCGTTTAATAATAATAAACATTATAACCACTGACCTCTAGGGTCTAATATGCCGACCGTAACGATAAGCATGTCAGAAGGAGCCTACGAAATCTACCGAAAATGGAGCAAAGGATACCGCTCTAACCGTACCTCTGCTGCGATTATGCAGTGGGATGCGCTAAAGGATGTCAAATGGACGGTGGAAGAATGAAGTTGAAGTGGTTTAGGAAATGTAGTCAGAAGGGTTGTAATTTACCCGAAGGACATTTGTGTAGGTGTGAAGAATGAAATGCCCAAGATGTAAATGCCAAGTTGAAGTTTATGGCCAAGGATATTTTTGTGAATGTCCCGAAGGTGAAGACGAATGGGTCCTAAGGAGGTATGAAGAATGAAGTCTTGGCATGTTTACTGTGGATGTGGTTATTTGTGGGTTCAGTTGTACAATAAACCATTACCGTCTGAATGTCCAAAATGTGGACCGGAGGAAGAAGTATGAAGATGAATAGACTAGAAGCGTGGATTTATCATACTGCTACATTGGAGCAGTTGAAGACAGTTGAAAATTTGGTTGCTTTAGCAATTTGTGATTTGGAGGAAGAAGTATGATATGCAAGATATGCGGCACAGACGCCCTCCACAGTGGCAAAGGCTGTTGCGAGGACTGTTTGTTCTATCGCTCAGGTTACTTGAAGACCTATTGGGAGATGGATGAAGAATGAAGATGACTCTATGGCAATTTATCAACAAACATGACCCGTTTCTGTTAGGTAAGTGGATGATTTACGATAAGGAGGAAGAAGAATGATACTTGCAGAGTGCTACAATTGTGGTGGTTCCTTTGAAGTCCCAACACGCCTAGCACAAATCTACGTCATGCAACATCGAATGCCTTGCAGAGGTTGTGCAAATCCTGAAAACGGTGAAGAAGAATGACTATTCTCTTGACCACTGGTCTGAATCGCGCGGTAGATTCATCTCAGGTCTTTGTTCTTCACGTTCTCTATACGAAGCAGGGTCAGGATAATGGTCAGGATACTCTCTTACTCTTTCACCTTCTTCTAGACCCCTCTGATAAACTCCCATTCCAAAGATATCCGTTTGATAAGCTAAGAGATGGCGATGACCACCCGTCGGTGAGTAAACCTTCGGTACTCCGGGTTTAACTGGTCCCGGTTGTGGTCCTTTCCATGGACCAAAATCTACATGTTCGGTGATAGGTTCCGATTCTACCAAAGGTTCTATGAATACTTTGCTTGAAAATTTTGATCGCTGAAAGGTAGAGAAGGGATGTTCCCATTCATCCACCCAAAAGGTCCAACGAATCATTCAACCCAACTCATATGACCGCTTTTGACGCATCACGTATGATAAGTCGCTTTCCTTCGCTATTGTTGCAGACATAATATATCGTGCGGCTGGAATTATGATGAACGTATCTGGAGCCACAGCGAATTCCCCTAAAGGAATTACTATACGAGTGCACCATAGTTTATCCGCAGTAGTAGGAGAACCCGAACCGAACTGTGTCTCGTTAAGCAAACTTAGATTTCCTTGCGTAAGGGTCCACACATTAGTATCATGTCCAAACATACGATATCGACCATAAATAATCTGTTGAAATTCTAACTCTCCCAAATTAAACCCGGGTGCAACTTCTCTATAATACAAGTTTTGAACAAGGTCTTGGAACTTATGACCAACAATTCCAATATCAAATCTTTTTTCGGTAATCATGTCCAAGACCATTGCACCTACTTCTGTACCCCCGGGGTCTTCAACAATTCTAAAGGAACCCGATTCTTGTATGGAAATGCTTTCGGGATATGTCGTTAAATCATCTCTAGTAAATCCGCTCGTATCGAAATAGGTTTCAGAAGAAACCCATCCTTGAGTTCCTCCACCAAATACCCAGCCAGACTTTGATGAATCCCATATAGCCGGCGAAGCATCTTGCTCCCACTTGTAGTTTTGAAATTCCTTAGTCATCAAGCGACGACCAGTTAAAGCACCGGAACGGTCCTCGGACATCTTCAAGCCCCTTTCTTCTTCCACTTGATTGGCTTCATGCCTTTTGCTCTTCGACCTTTATTGATTGCGAGTTGAGTCTTCCTTGTCATGGGTGTACCCTTTCGCTTAGGTTTGGACACTGAAGAATCAGAACGGGACGCCTTCTTCGTTGAGGAGCGAGGCGCTCGGCCTTCTTTGACAGACCCGTCATGAATGTGTACGTGAATCTCCATGAGAACACCTACTCAGTCGCTTGCTACAGAGGAAATTGCAAGCGCCATCCAATCCTTCGTGTTCAACTTTACTACAGAACATCTGATTCTAGCGCAAATACTTACTGCTGCTGCACCAATAGCAGCACCATCGACACCGCCAACTAGGTACAAGGTGTCATTTACGACTAGGAAAGACTCGGAAAGTTTGGCAGGTCCATAATTATCCGGATACAAGTCAGCCATGTGGGACACGATGTTGTTTGATTGATCAACGTTTAATGCTCCCGATGCAATTAAACTCGCATCATCGGCTCGGATGAATAGCGTATCTGGATTCAAATCAGTGAGTTGAACCGTAAGAGCAGCGTTCCCGGCTACCATTTGATAAGCAGCGTTTCCGAAATCAGGTCCGCCTTGGTAGATGAAGTCGACAGAATCGATTGAGATGCATTGTCCGGAAGGAATCGAGATGTAAGCCCCAAGATCAATCGTTCCTTGAACCCTTGTACCGTCTGCAGATGCAGCGGCTAGTTCTACTGTATCGGTCAGGTAAAATGTACCCGTCAGTGGTGTTGCCATGGTATCCTTAAGGAAAGGCGGTGTATAAAGTAAACGGATTCTATCTTGAATACGGCGAAGCCGGCTTGCATAGTAGGGCCCCCGAACCTGTTCACAACCCCAACCAACCTCCCACCGTCATTCATCCCTATATGGAAGTAACCCACCCTAGCCCCATTTTTTGCTGCGTTTAATAATAATAAACATTATAACCACTGACCTCTAGGGTCTAATATGCCGACCGTAACGATAAGCATGTCAGAAGGAGCCTACGAAATCTACCGAAAATGGAGCAAAGGATACCGCTCTAACCGTACCTCTGCTGCGA